TGATTTATGTACAACTATGAAGATGAAAAGGCAGCCATTTTTACAGAAGAAGGCCAAAAGCAATTTTTAAAAATACGCGACCAAGCAAAGCGGCTTTTAGAAACCTCGGGGGCTGCGAGGTGCCAAGAGATTATTGCTGGCTGCACTGGTGATTCGTGGGCAATGCTGGCTTGCGTAGACAGGCTGGTTGAGCTTGGTGAAATAAAGGAGCTTACAAAAGATATGAAAGTTGCCGGACAACACCGCGTTTACATAGCGGCCTAACGCTTTAGTTAAACAGGCCGGTGCTTTACCGGCTCTGATTGAATGACTTGTTATGTTGCCGTCCTAAATTATTTTATTTGCATTAATCGCTTGACTGTTACCGGTAACAATGCAATAATATACCTACATTAACGAAAAGGAGTAGGAAATGACAACTTTATTTAAACATGTAGTAGATGGATTAGAAGAAAACTTCAATATGAATGACATAGAAACATTATGTGATGGGATAGATTCTGGTATAGATGCTATAGATATAATGGGGGAAGGATTTAACGGAGAAACATCTGATAGTGAAATGGAAGCGACTATAAAAGCTCTTGATATTATTGTTAAATCAGGAGAAAAAAGCTACTACGAACCCATCTGTCAAAAAGCGATACAGGATTGGAATATTGAAATTTGGGGACAAGATTTTGGTAGCAATAACGGATCAGAGCCTTTTGGCGGATAACAATGCCTAAATCAAATAAAGAACGCCAAGCAGCTCTGCGAGAACGTAGAGCTGCTTTAGGCCAAAAAAGACGGGAGTTTTTCTTAACCAATGCTGAGAAAGTAAAAGTTGATGAATTAGTAAGAAAATTGCGAAAGGCAACATAACCCTTGCCATAAACGGCGTAGCGGTAGCGGAGTCCGATTTTTAATGGCGTTGTTAGGCAGCGCCCAACTACGGATTGATTTATGTACAACTATGAAGATGAAAAGGCAGCCATTTTTACAGAAGAAGGCCAAAAGCAATTTTTAAAAATACGCGACCAAGCAAAGCGGCTTTTAGAAACCTCGGGGGCTGCGAGGTGCCAAGAGATTATTGCTGGCTGCACTGGTGATTCGTGGGCAATGCTGGCTTGCGTAGACAGGCTGGTTGAGCTTGGTGAAATAAAGGAGCTTACAAAAGATATGAAAGTTGCCGGACAACACCGCGTTTACATAGCGGCCTAACGCCCGATTCTCAGTAGCAAATAACCGCTACTGAAAACTTTAAATTTAATGACAAAGCCGGAACGGTTATTTGTCAACTGGAGATACTTGTTATGCCTATTTATGTATTAAGCGGAGGTGGGGTAGTAGCCAAAGATGGTGATAGGCACTATATAAGCGCTTGGCAACTGCCAAAACTTTACGGTGTTAATCGATCAGACTGTATAGCTCACCCTGTAGGGTCAAAGGCTAGAGGGTGGATTCCTCCGAAGGATGCTATTTTCTTGTGGCCGCGAAATGATGGAAACTACAAACTGCCCGAAGCATAACGCCAAATTCTCAGTAGCAAATAACCGCTACTGAAAACTTTAAATTTAACGACAAATGCCGATGCGGTTATTTGTCAACTGGAGATACTTGTTATGAGCGATTTAAGCGTATTAATTGAAGAACGAGAAAGAGTGAGAAATAAAGAAAGGAGCCTAACGGAGGAAATCAAGGCCTCTAGAAAAAAAGAAGCTGATCTCAAAAAAAGCAACAGAAGCGATAAAAAAGAAGCCAACGTGACCTACGAGAGCTATCAAAAGCTACAAAATCAGAATAAGCGACTCCGAGGAATCATCCTAACACTACATAAATTAGACGGAAAGACTTACGCACAAGCTGGCGAAGTTCTAGGTGTAAGCGCGACCAGGGCGCGTCAAATAATAGCCCAAGAAATTAGAGTCTTAATGAAATCAAGAAATGAAGACACATAACGCTTTAGTTAAACAGGCCGGTGCTTTTCCGGCTCTGATTGAAAGAATTGTTATATGAAAACCGTGAAAAAGGTAAATTATGAACTACGCAATTGAACAAAGACTCAGGCTGATTGACTTTTTGCTAGATAAATACGGCCAAATAAAACGTGAATTTATTATAGATTTCTTTGGAATTAGCCCTGCAACTGCTACGAGAGATTTTAAAAATTACAGAGAGCTAAATCCGAATAATATGGTTTTTGATGACGCGTCAAAGACATATTTAAGAGCACCACTTTTTGTAAAGGCGTACATATAACCTTGGAGCACAGCCGACCGAAAAGCTGCAAGCTTTGAGGGTCGGATGCTGCGGGGTGTTAGCGAAAACACTTGACACGTTACGACTAACAGCTATTATTATGTTACGACTAACCTAAAGGTGAAGATATGAAACTGGAAGAAATTGAAAAGGGCGCAATAGTTAAATTCAACGGTGCAGACTGGAAGATTGAGGATATCGAATTTGGAGCAAGTGGGCGCGTGATACTGCTTTGCTCCCCTCAGTCATCTAAGTGCAACTGGCCTAAAGGAGACCTCAAGTCTGTTCCAGCGACAAAGGCGGAACGGATATGAGTGCTGCCAAAACCGTTGCGGAGCGGCAGGCAGAATTAAAGGAGCGCAGGGCAGCAGAGGGGCTTAAAGAGATTCGAAGCCTTTATGCCCACCCTGACGATTTTAAGCAGATACGGGCCTATGTTGCGAAGCTGAACAAGCGCCGCCAGGCTCGCTAACGCCCTAGTTAAACAGGCCGGTGCTGTTCCGGCTCTTTTTGAAAGACTTGTTATACGAAAACGGAGTAAAAACTATGAATGAAAACGAACACATAAAATATCAACTAGAAACATTAGCCGCTTACTCTCCTGACGACTTGGGTAACTCAGAGATTGATGTTCTGTATGAAACTGAATCAGGGTACGAGTCGTTCATTACCGTTTCCTGCGTTGATCTTGCTGAGCGAAGCTTGAATAGAATTAAGGAGCTTGAGCTACAGCTAGGATTGGCAGAAAGAAACTTAGTTCACACATCAACGCTACTAAATTCATGCGAGACAGCGCTGGCTGATCGAGACGGACTATCCGTATAACCCCTGCTTATAGCGCCCTGCGGGGAAGTAGGTTTAGGAGATTGAGACGATGACAGACGCAAACGAAAATACAGAACAAAGCCACGACCCGCAGGGTCGCAATGAAGCTGTTGTTATGTGTTACGGGAGGATTTATGAAGGGCTACAAAACTGATACGCAGATAGTGGATGATGCACCGAATATGGCAGTCACTTATTGCATGTACAACTATGGCGATGAAATGGAAGGAGTGTATCTTAATTGCGAAAAGCAGTTTTTTGACTTAGAGGAAAGTCGGTGGGTAGATATGAATCTAATTGATGATTATTTCCATGGCCATAGAAGGCTTGATGATATTCGCAATATTAACGGATTAAAAAAACGAATCGACGATATGATTTAGACACATAACGATGAAGGTAACTTGCCGCGATTGAGTGGCACAAACTTGGAGACACGAAAATGATAAACGGAACCACAGAATTTGAAACAAACGACGCGGTAAGCGGTCGAGTTGACCTGCTTGTTATGGAGCATGTTGACGAATTCATTGACCATCCCGACACAGACGTGTACGCAAGCTGGTTTTTGAATATGAAGAGAATGCCGGAAACATTGAAGTGTAAGTTCTCCAATATTATTACTCAGTACCAACTCTATTGTGATTATAAAGGCGAGCGCTACCGAGTCACTGGAGCCAGCCGCATGGGTGATGTGTGGCTAACAAAAGATTTTACTCAATCTAGCGGATACCAAGAACGTGTTGGAATCTCTGAGATTACCAACTTCTCGAATGCTGCATAACACCGCATTAACCTAACCGTGCAAGGTAGGAAAAAATGTACAGAACAACCAAACGAGCACAACAAGCGTTAAAAGCCCGTGAACGAACACGCTTAGAAAGCCCACAGCCAGACTATCCAGCTAAACTGCCCGACCTACGTCGTGAAATCATCATCATAGATCACGACTTTGGTCGCAAAGAATACCGCATGGAATTGCGCAAAACAGATAGAATCGATTGTTACGACTGCTATATAGACGGCAAACTATGGAAATCAAGAATCGGGTGGAGTCGCGTACAGGAATGGACGCGCAAAGCATTCCCACGCGTATCAGCAATGTAAAAAAGGAAAAACATGGCAACAAAAGGCGTACGAATTCGCGGCGGTCAAATACAAATAAAATTTAAACCACCAGGCGATAAAAAATACAGCTATGTCACACTCGATGGATGGACCGCCACACCCGCCAACGTCCAAAAAGCCGCCGAACTACGCGAGCAAATACGCCTAAAATGCAAATACGGCACATTCAGGTGGAGCGATTACTTCCCGAACGACCCACGCGCCACCAGCCGCAGCGCAGGCACATTTCATCACTATGCACAATCATGGGTCAACAACCCACAAAACGGCTGGACAGAGCGCACCAGCTACAAATGGAAAGGCATCCTCAACCGGATATGGATGCCCTACTTAAGCGATCGACAAATAGCCAGCATCAGCTACAGCCTAATATCAGACACACTCGCCAGCGTAATAGATGAATTTCAGCAAGAATACAACAAAACCCCCAGCGTTAGCACGTATAACGACTGGCTAACCTGCTTGCGCGGCACATTCAACCAAGCGGTAAAAGACGGCGCCATACTAAAACACCAAAACCCCTGCGAACAAATCACCAACAAAACACGGCCAACACCCCTACCAGACCCGTTCGACAACGTAGAAGCCAACGCAATAATAGACGCCTTCTACGCGCGCGAAAGCAAAGAACACGCAGCATACATAGAATTTTGCTTTTACAGCGGCGTACGATCACCCAGCGAGCCCACCGCACTACTCTGGAACGAAATATCCATCCGCAACCAAGAAGCACGCATCTGCCGCAAACGAACCCGCAACGGCATCGAACAAGGCACAAAAACAGGCGAAAGCAGAATCATCGACTTAAACAGCCGCACAGAACACGCACTAAACACCATGCGCGAAATAAGCGGCTTCAAAAAAGAATGGGTATTCACCCAAGCCAATCAAAAACCCCTCATCAACATAGAACCCCTGCAACTGGCATGGAAACGCGTACTCACGCACCTAAAACTACGCCACCGCCCCATGTACAACATGCGCCACAGCTACGCCAGCTATTACCTCACACAAGGCTGCTCACCAGGCTATCTAGCAGATCAAATGGGCAATTCATTAAAAGAATTCTTCAGAAGCTATGCACGATGGATAGAAAAATCCGACAAAGCAAAACAATCACAAATAATGCGCGAATCTACCCCATTCCAAGAGAAAAAGGGTCTAAACGGTGTCAAATAGATTATATAAAAACATAACCTATTGATTTATAACTAAATAGATGGTGCGAAAGGAGAGACTCGAACTCTTTTAAGCGTTTTAAGTCAACACTATACAATGCTTAAGTTGTTGTTTTTACTCGTTTCGGCACAATCTTCGTTGCCTCATATTGCATTGTATTATGCAAAGTGGGGCAAAAAGTGTGTCGGGGATTATATAGCAATCTTCACTTTATGTTGATAAATATTTCGAGTATCAAAATATCTATTCAAACTAAGCCATTAATTCAGCATTAATAACGCCGTGAACAGCACTTGCAGCACCGTTGACACCGGGGCTTGTCACAGTATACTGTAATGTGCCTAGCGCCGATGCTGTTGCAAGCCCTGCCCCGTCTATCGTCAGCGTTAAATCATATATTAATACGTTCGGAGCGCTTGAGCCATTCCATCCAACCAAGTATATTTCATTTTCTGTAATACCAACCGCATCAAGTTGTCCATTTAGCGCAGTTTCTAGCGTCGATTCAACGATAATGTGCGTACCAATCAACGTACCCGCAGTATTAAATACCTTTAGTCTTTTTTCGTCACTATTATAATCTCGATCTACAAATAAGAAACAATGCTTACTGGCTGCGCACATATCAGAATTGCCAATGTCATTAAACAAAGTGCTGCTTAGCTGCACCCCGGCATAATCAGACATAATCATTTCCGTGCCGCTTGTGGTATCGTGTATATAAGCAACCCCAACATCATTAGCTGCGAAGGGGACGCCCGATGCCTGCCACCCAAACGGTAGTGAAAACGTTCTATCAAACGTCCCATCGTGATCATATAAGCTAACTGTATAATCTCCATTTTCTACGACAAGCTTTGTTGAATTAGCTGCCACACGAGCATATGAATTTACTGTACTAAAGAAAGACGAGCCGTTTTTATACACCAGACCTTGATTAGCGTCGCTTGAAAAAACATCTGCGCCCACAATACCAAGACCGCTATTTCCACCAACACTGCCAAACAATGAAGGTGCTGAGCCGTCGCTTAAATATTCGTAAGCGCCAACGGGGGACGGATGATTGAAATACATATTTTGCGCTCCTGCATCTGTTGGTTCTGGCTCGCCTAGTTCTGCTAAGCCCCTTCCACCTAATATTGAGTTTCTTAATGGTGGCGTTTTTAGCCGCTTTCGTGGGTTGAAGCGAATTAGGCTGTTTAAATCACGTATATATTTTTTATCGGCCATTATGGGACCACTATTGTTAATGTTTCGTTGGGTATATCAAAACTATAAGTTTGACTCGTTGAGCCTTCTGCTGCATCAACCGCATCCTGATTAATATCAGGCGTTGTGACTGAGAAACGGCGCGGGTAGATTTGGCTTTCCGATGGCGTACCTTTTGCGGCTGTCCAGTTGCCGGTAAAACCATCCCACGCTTCATCAAACACAGGCACCGAATCATCATTACCCAAGCGCGTTGATAGCGACGTTGTATTGCTAGGCACAGCGCCAATAGGGTCACTTAATGGGGCGGCTGGTGGCGTGATAGCAGAATCACCACCCGCTGCTGCGCCACCATTTAACGACACAGCTACTCTTACCAATGTTTCAGCTGTGCCATTATCAATATCAATTTCATGCGTTAAATGAACTACCTTGCCCTTACCCGTCAACTCCGCACCGTTAGCCATAAGTCCATCTAATTCTACGGTGTGGAATCGTTCAAGCTCTGGCTTTAATAGTATTGATGCCTCCACCCAATTAGCCCTATGCGCTGCTAATATCTCAGTTCTTGCGCGTGATATAGCCGTGATAATATCCTGATCTGATACCGCCCTGTCATGTTTATCAATCACAAAATCACCTAGTGCATCAACTCTGTAGCCTGTTGGTGTTTCGCCTGTATCTGTCCATCCATCAGCATCTAATTCTGTGCTGTTAGATATGCCCTCATCAAAATTAATTGAACCCAGCCATGCGACAGACTGTGGCGCATCGACTGTTATCGTATACGTTTCCGTTGCCGTTTGTGACCATCGTTTCGCAGCGGTGAATGATGCTCCGGTTACCAGGCTATCCCTCAACGCATCCGTTATCCCCCACGATTGATTGCCACAAACTAAACCAGTATCGGGTAATTTAGTATAAGAAATAGGCGCTTGAATTTTCCACCCAGACCCTTCAGCCGCCGCGTTAATCATATCTCGCGTGGGTAACTCGTGCGCATCAACCAAGTAAACATCGCAAAACGTCCAAAAAGGGATGCCATTGGAAACCGCCCAGCCGAATGAATGCTCACGGTGTTTTAATCGACCGAACCTGTATTGATACGTTAAAACAGTAGAATTGTATAGTTCGCGCCTTGGCGCTAGCGAATAGCTCATTGAATTATTGATGATACTACTAACATCAAAACTATAATCAGGCGTTACCTTAGCCGCCCAATCAACTAGCGTTCCCGCTGCGCCATCTTTGTTAATGTCGTATGCTTTAGGCACTGAATCGAGCAGATTTTCTAAATACTGCCAACCATCTTTATATTCACCAAAAACAGCCTCAGACCAATTTGAGCCAGTAATAAGGGTGTCTATTTGGGCTTGCGTTAATGACTCCATTGTGTTTTGAAAATCATCAGTACAACTAAAATCTACTAGAATATTATTATGGTCATAAACAGCAACATCCACAATACCAGTAAATATTCGGTCATCCGTTAACACGCTTCCGGCACTGTTTAAAGTTTGATAATTAATTGTTACAGCCTTGCCCAGCCAATCGCCTGCATTAATCGCCCCACTTGTCGGCACCATGAAAAAACGAGCAATTCTAGCCACGCTCTCTTCAGCTTCGACTTTAACAACGCCTAACGTGTTGGCAGTAATATCAACGCCATTCAGCGTGATAACGGCCTTAAAAATAGCCACGTTAAATTTCCTCTGCTTTCAACGACCAGGAATAAACCGAGCGCCTTGCATCGCGATTCAGATCAGGCGGATCAACAAAACAAACAATTTCTGGCCAATAAATCGCTTGGTACTGCGTTGCACCTGTCACCGTTGTTAATGTTGCAGTGTCGCCAGACATGCTAACCGGTGTTGATTGCCACTTGCCATTCACTAACGCTTCACCTTCTACCGCGTAATCTGAACGTCTACCAATCGGCACTGAAATAGCATTAACAGTGCTGGCAATACGTCTTTCTGCTACGCACTTAATCGTTATTCCTGCTAAATAATCTAAGCCATCTAAGCCAATTGGCAACCGGCCTGAGCCTGATATTTGCGTTAATATTTTTCCGCTCCAACTACTCTGTTGTTTAAGAGAACCGTCGGACATGCGCACGCGATTAACCGCCCTAATTTCTGAATAGTCTTGATTTAACTGATGCGATGCATCAACGGGTATTTCAATACCGCCGATTACTAAGTTTCTCAACGTCTACCTCTCTTCAGTGCTTCTAACGCTATATCGCGTTGTGTTCGCTCGGCAACGCCTGGGTCTGCGTACATGGGCACCACGTTGCCATCTGGCATAGTGATGTTTACGGGCGTTAAATCTGTTTGACGCTGGTCTTTACTGTCAACATTTGGCGTAATGTCAGTATTTGCACCAGCGCCATCGGCTGCGCCCAAGGCACTCGCCTGACCGTCTTGATCTAGCACTATTTTTTGAATTAGCGGGTTAGCCGTTATATACGCCTGCATCATGTCGTTAACTTGCTTTGCTTGCTCCTTAGCAGCTTCTAAGTCGAACTGTATTTCAGCGCCTACGGTGGCTAGTTTTTCGTTGCCTATTTCCTCTCCAACCGCTCGCAGTTTTGCGGCCATACCTTCCAATACTAAATTAGATTCTGTACCCGCGTCTTTAATCTGCTGAAGCACATCAAAGGCTTGCCGAGCTTTATCTGCTGCGCCTTCAATGTCACCGTTTTTTAATAATGTTTTGGCTTGCAGTTCTAATAGCGATACATCAAGCACATTACCACCGGCGTTATCATCATCGCCTTGTTGTAGCTTCTGCGAACGGTCGGCAAAATCTTTGTTTATTTCTTCGGCAAATTTCTGTGCGCTTTTTACACCGGCTGCAAATTTATCGCGTATTTTATCCATAGTGGCAGTCATACTTTCTTCTGCTGACTGCGCAACATCCGCCGCTTCAATCACTGGCGACGCTAATTTTTTACCCGTTTCAACGGATTGAGATTTAACGTCCTTGGCTGCTTTCTCCCATAACTTGCCAACATTATCGGTAGCATCTGACCACGCCTTGTCGGAATCTTCCGCGCCCATTTGGATGATATCCATTGCTTGCGAGAAGTCACCCCGCACTGCTGCTGCGATACCAGCTGCCAAACTTGCGCCAGCTAATGCAACGGCAGTTAATACGCCTTTAACAAGATAAAACGTCGTTAACAACCCTTTGCCAAAGTTGGTAATCCCCTCAACTGCCTTTGATACGTTATCGCCTTCCTTGGCCCACTCGACCATTGCTTTTGTTGTGTCAACAATTTTAGGCAATAATGGAGTAAGAACCTTTAATAATACACCCTGAAAAGCGGTGCTTAATCGGTGTAAATTATCATTAGTATCTTCAGCGGCTTTCGTTAAACCGCCCGACATGGTGATACCTAGCGCGTCGGCTTCTTTTCGCATGTCAGCAATGCCATCGCGCCCTTGGTTTAAAAACGGAATCATGTCCCGCCCAGCACGTCCAAATATAATTTGAGCTAACGCGCCTTTTTTAGCGCCATCTTCCATGTTCTTAAACGCATCGGCCACATCGCCAATGACTTCATCGGTGTCTTTTAATTGACCGTTATTGTCAGTAACCACCACACCTAGCTGATCAAACGCGCGTGTTTGCGTGCTTAAGCCATCTGAGCTATCTTGCATTGATCGCTGTAGCTTAGTGAATCCTTTTACCAACGATTCAAAATTACTGCCGGTTAACTCGGCCGCGAATGCGTACTGGCTTAACGCTTCTGTACTAATGCCCGTTGCAATATTCAGCTTACCCACCCTATCGGCCGTTTCGAGCAGGCCTTTACTCATATACCCAACCGCTGCCACCACGCCGGTGACTGCGGTTGCGCCAATTTTGCCAAAGTCTTTTAGCGCCTTCATCGACTGATTAGTCGATTTACTGAAGCTCTTTAATTTATTTTGGCTTTGCTCTAATTTGCGGTGCAGTTTTGCGTTTTCCGCATCCATCTGAACGACTAATTTAGATATAGCTGTGGACATTATTTATCCTCTTTTTTAACAGCAACGGCCTGAATAGCTGCTAAGAATTGTTGTGTTTCGTTATCTTTGCGTTGTTGCTGAGACATAATCATAAAATCGTTAACTTCCGCTGGTGGCTTACCTTTAGCGCGATTACTGTTGCTAATTAATGCGGCTAACATGGCGGCGTGCAGGTTGTCGCGCTCACTGCCGAATGGGTGCATGCTGTAAAACTCTATCCAGTCGCTAAACTCGGCGCTACTCATGCCGTTATCTAGTTCCTGAATAGTACGACCTAAAGCAAGCGCTAAACGGTGCTTAAACACTTGCTCTGGTCGGTTTATGAGTTTTTTACTGCACCACCTAACCCGCTAATTTCTAAAATTTTGTCTGATATTGAGCTGACTAGCTTGCCGTCCATTTCTAGCACCAAGTCAATGTCTGATTCATCCAGAATATCGGCGCTCATACACACAACTAACGCCTGACCACGCACGGCATCATTACGCACCGCTTCGGACATTTTGCCGCGCTGGGATACTGTTAAGCCGTTTAATATAAGTACCTCGCCATCTGGCATTGCAAAATCAGTTTTGGCAGGCTTGTACCCCGTTAATAATTTAGATTTATCCATTACGATACGACGATGTCGCCAGATATTTTAAGTGTGAAAGAAATGGTGTTTTTATCGTCATAAGACGGATTAATAACCCAAGATAAACAGGTAAAAGTAACCGCATAAGTCTTAGGAGTCGTGCCATCTGTAATCAATATCTCAAAGTTGCGGTTAAGCCCTGCATCTACATCGGCTATTAAGCCTTGCTGCTGGGTATCTGCTGGCAAATAGTTGGCTTCTAGCGTGACTTCTGTGCCGTCTGCTAAACCTGCAATATATTCTTTTGCTGTTGAGTCAAAATTGGTGACTTCTACCAATGGATTAGTTTTACCCAAGCCCGACATACTGGTCACTTCTGGGAATAGGGTAAAAACTTCTGTTCCGGCACCATCGCCGCGCTTGATTGTGACGCCGTTTAAAAATGCGTTAGACATTATATTTCTCCGTTGTTTTGCCTAAAAACAGGCATAAAAAAACCTGCATGAAGCAGGCATAAAAAAACCCGCATAAGCGGGCGTTAGGGTGGCTTTAATTGTTTATTTAGCTGGCATTAAGGGTATAGCTTTGCGATGTTCTGTATAAATCTACGTTTTCTTCAAAGACTGATACGGCCGTATCAATTACTAAGCGCTGAATAGTTACGCCATTTAACGTGCCAGTATAATTTTGCAATGCCGCTTTAACTGCCGCTGCGAGTGTTAGCGTGCCCATATAATCACTGGCCCAGCAATCAATTTGAAGCTCTTTTCGGCTTAACCCGCTTTGGCCGTCGAATGTTTCATCATCTTCGTAGTCGTTAAGCGAATACGAAATACACGGCATAACGCCATGTTGCGGAACGGATAACGGATAAACGCGCGTAGAAACAAGGCTGTTAACCCCAGAATCATTAACCAGTATCGAGTAAATGGCATCTTGAATCATCGGGTAGCTTCCTCTACTCGTTGTTGTAATTTACTTCTAAAGCGTGCCACTATTTTATGCTGATCTTTTTCAAAACGTGACTTAAACCAATTGTCTGCTTTAATAGTGTAGGGTTTTATTTTTTTACCCTTGCGTGATGTAACGGTAATACCTTTGTCTAAAAAAGACAAGCCATAAAACGCTTCGCCTTTTGCGCCTATCTTTAACTCATAGGCGTTTTTGCCTAGTGCGCCACGCCTTACAATTGAGCGGCTTAAAAACCCCGGTGCAACTAGCCTGCCTTTATACGTTTTATGCGCCTCTCTGCCACGCGGTGCCGCTAACTTTATTTCTTTAACTGTAGGGCCTGTTGCGTACATCATGGCGCTTTTAAGTGTTTTTTTAGCCAGCTTTGCGTCTATTTTTAATAGCTTTGCGTTCAGTTCTTTTAACCCCGCCAACACATCATCAGACATTTTCAGTACACAATATTTGCATTTCTCGTCCCCGTCCGTACATATCAACAACGCCTTCAATATCAAATAGTCTGTTATCGAATAATAAGCGCATTTTAGTAGTTACTCCCGATCTATAGCGTGTTCTAAACATAGCGCTAGATTGAGCAAATTCTTGACTAGATTGATAGCTTTCTTTTGCTGTTTTTGGCTCGTAACTGGCGCGCAAAGTAAGAAATGTTGCCCATGTTTCAACAATAGCGCCCGTGCTATCTTGCGATTCAGTGGCCTGCTGAATTTCTACTTTGTGTCTTAATCTGCCAGCGCGCATTAGAAACTATAAATTCGGTATGGGTTTAGCAAGAACTCAACTGACATCGGTATTGTGTTTATGTTGATAGGCGCTGTCGCTTCTCTGTTCTCATAATAATGACCTATCAGCAATAGCATGGCGTGTTGTAATGCGCTGGGCACGTCTTGCGCGTTACTGCCAAAGCCTGTTGCATATTTAATAGTCACTGCGTTTGATTTATTGCGTGTAGACGGGTACGTTTTATCGTATGCCAGCATTACTCGCCCAGGCGTTCTATTCACGTCTACCTCGTATTCTGTGTTAGCAAGTATTTGTGTTGCACCATCGGTATCTACGTAAGTAATTTCTGTGACTGATTGAACGGTATGCGGCAGCTCCATAACCGAGTTAAAACAATCGCGTTGATGGCCCATTGTTGTTGTAATGAGTTTGCGGCCTGTTTTATTTTCAACCGCTTCACGCGCTGTCTGAATAATTAGCTCAATAATTGAGTCATCATCAATGAAATCATCATCAATATTTAAGTGATCTTTTGCTTGCTGAAGCGTTACCGGCTCTCTTGACGGCTTGGTGATTACGTAATTATTCATCCATTCGCCCTCGCGTAAAATTCTGATTGCTCAGTCGATTCAACAGTACCCGTGCCAACAAATTTAAACGTATGCCTGCCTTGTTTTGTAATTGAATATTCAACGTGGTAATTGCCAACACTATCTTTGACTAGCTCACTATCTGTTGCGTATACATAACTAACGCTAACGCCATCTGGTTCTATGCAAAAAAATGTTATTGCTGTGGGGTCTGTCGCCGTATTTTGATAATTAGAAAACGCGACCGATAGCCTTGGCTTATCGCCAATGTCGTATGCTTGAGTCATTGTGTGCCTTTTGTTATTGAAGCGTTATCGTTGCTTTGCTATTCGATTGAGTAATGACGCTGCTATTAAGTGATTGCTGCACAGTTGCACGGTGACCACCTATTACTTGAGCGCCACCGCTGGCATTAATAGCGCCGAATAAATCAGTCGTGCTAAACCCGGTAAGATTAAACGCTTTAGCTGTGGCAATGTTTGCAAAACTGCTGGCCTCGCCAAATGCACCAAGCGTTACAAAATTACCCTGGGTTACCGCATTAAAAACACTTAACTCACCAAAGGCACCCAGCTGAGTTGCTTTACTGCTGCTTAATGCAGTAAACGCCGATGCATCGTTAAAGGGATTAAGCACCGCTGTTTTAGTGCTAGTTATGCCACCAAATGCGCCCGCATCAGCCAATGCACCCAGCGTTACCGCACTGCCAGAGGTTATCGCATTAAACGTAGTTAACTCGCCAAACGAGCCAAGCTGCAACACTTTGCCAGCATTTAAGCTGCCAAACGCTGATGATTCAGATAGCGCACCTAGCTGAACGCCTTGCGTGCTAGTGATAGAACCAAATGCACTTAATTCACTAAATGAACCCAGCTGTATAACTTTACTGCTGTTTAGCGCACTAAATGTTGATGCTTCTGCAAAACTGCCTAATTGAACTGTTTTACTAATCGACAAGTCATTAAAACTGTCAACACTGCCAAGCGTTACTAACCCCGACAACTTAACGGAAGTTAACGGCTGCCAGCTACTTGTATCGGCAAAGGAACCAAGCCCATCAGCACTTTGCAGATGACCAAGCGATATAAGCGACGCCCCAACCTCAGGTATTAAAAACTGATACGGCGAATCATAAAGTGATGCTACCTCTTCAGCCGTTTTAGTAGACTCAAACGCAATAACGTAGTCACCTTCAAACAATCCTAGCGGCTCTACAACTGTTGTACCTTGACCAAAGAGCGTGATGTTATCAATCTTCGTAAGATCTAACCCTTTTGAGCTGATTGAGTCAGTTACCCTGTACTGCCCATCCACATAAGCTTTTATTTCATTTGCAGCAACGTCCGCCGTTAAAGCGCCCGTAAGATAAACCCCTCGGTTCACAGACTTACTAATAACACGTGAGGATGATGCATAAAACGTTCTAAGATTGGGGCCCGTGTCCCAGTAGCCCATGCCGACAAAATCATCTGTCGCGGCGGGATTACTGCCCATACTGAATAGAATAGGCCAGCCTTCCGTGCCTATTTTTTTAACGCGCGCGATAACCGTCGCATTGCTTGTAAAATCGAATCCGCTTTGTAATGTAAACGCCGCATTAGTTGAGGCCGCATCATCCCACGCGATTGTTTCAGCATCTGCCTCGGTCATGCCAGCTGTATCGCTAACAATAGTGCCATCAACTAAATTGATAGCTAGGCCGTTTTGAAATATCCAAAAGCCGACTAAACCCTCTGTGACCGGATTCGACCAATCAATTTGTACATTAACGGCAGGCTTTTTAGTGCCGTCGAATAACTCAGGGGCTTGGAATCGGCTATTCGGTAGTATAATCGACATTAGTTAGTGTTATATGACCGCGCTCTTGCTTTTAGCGCTAGTGTTAGCGTATTAGCGCCATCGCTGTTTTGAATGTAGTACGTTGCGTTTTTGTCAAAATTCGGTATACCGTAAGCATAATAATGACTTGACGCTGTGCTACTCATTTTTATGCTCGCAACACGCTCAGACAAGTAAGCAGAGGTTGGCGCAGGGCTTTCGTCAGTGTCTGCTTTAGAGCGCCTAAAAATATGAACCTTGCCGTTTAATGTGGGCGTACCAACACTCACGCTAACTTTAAAATCAATCAACGGGTAAGCCGCTTCTGTCGCGCCAAGCGCTGTCACTATATCCGTTCTAGCGCCAGCCGACATCGCGCCGTTTGCTGTGCTCGCGGCTGCTTGCAGCGTTGCCCAAGCGCCTTCTACATTAATTGTATCGCCAGCCATTAGTTTGCCTCACTGCAAAGTTTTTTGCCTTGTAACAGCATTTTAAATGCCGCTAACTCATTTAATACTTCCTGATCTTTACTATACAAATCTGTTACTGAACGCATTGCAGATACTGTATTACCCGCGTTATTCATTAAATTTGTTAGCTGCGTTAATAGCCCAGCTAACTGCTGTTTTGAGACATCAGCACATCCAACAGGTTCATCAATAGGTTCATCAATAGGTTCGTCAACGGGTTCATCAACTGGTTCGTCAACGGGTTCATCAACTGGCGTAGGCAATACGCCGTTTTTTGTACAAATATTTGTCGATGTGTCTAAGTTCGCGTTCCCTGCCCACCCATCAATGCACGGTTCTGTACTGTTTGATACTTGATCTATACTGTTATTAATAACAGTAAATAAATTAGCGCCAGAGGCCCTTACCCCGGTCGCATCAACGCGACCTAACAGCATTGTGTTATTTTTAATCACCACATTGTCGGATAATAAAGAATCTTCTGCGCGATCAGGAATAGCAACGCCAGAGCGTATAGAACCTGAAGGGTCAAGTATCGTGTTGCCCTCTACAACTACATCAACACACGAGGCACAACCAATGGCTAAACCGCCAACGTTTTCGACTCTATTATTTCTAATCGTTAAACCTGTGAAGGCTTCTTGCATTGAATACCCTGGGTCTATGGCAATACCCCAACAACCAAACCCGGCGGTGCCTTCATCTTCTTTAATAAGGTTATCTTCAATCAGTAAATTACTAATTAATCCATGCCCCACCAACGAGACGCCTTGGCAACTGCCGTTGATAAACGCAGATTTATACAGCGTGTTCCCACGGACAATAATGTCTGAGCTTGGGTTATTTTCATGCCCAGATAAATAAATATTATGGTTAAAGACTGCTTTTTCAAACCCATTATTTTCAAAAATATTGTTCTCAATCAGCACACCGACACCACCACCTAACCAGCCCTGTCCATAATTATTAATAATGGTTGAGTCTCGTAACACAAGTCTGTCATTCGTGCCGTTTACAGTTGACGAGGTAACGGCATTAGCGCCTGCTGAATAGACCCCTATACCAAACCCTTCAATGCGCACATTTTCAATCGTGACATCATCAACATCATTAAAAAGCTCAATACCAAACATTGTTGTATTGTCTGAGACTAATGCTAAATCCTTAACCACATAGCCTTTGCTGGGGGACGGGTCGCCACTGTCTGTAAAGTAAAGCGCCGCCGTTTGGCCTGTAGAAAATATTTCTGGCTTATTACCTTGCCCATATGCACCAAGTGTACACACTGAGCTTGCGCTACATTTTTGATTAAAGAGCGTATTTCGATTAGGTGCAGGAAACTTGCCTCCTTTGCAAAACAAAACGCTATCACCGCCGTTCATAGAATTGAATACACCTAAAGCACGAGAGGCTGTTTTAAACGGCGCAGCAATAGAAGTGCCTGCGTTATTGTCGTCGCCCGTATCGCACACATAGTAGTTTTGCGCGTACAGATGCGAGCTGCATAGCAGAAGCGTTAGTAATAGTATTTTTTGCATGACTTAACTCGCTGAATAAGCAATGGCTGGAAATTGTAACGTGATATCAGACCCATCTGTTGTGCCCGTATAGTCCAGCGCGCCAAGCGGCACAATGTCTGCATCGGTACCAGCGGTGGTGTCGTCGTCGTAACAAAGAATAAGCTTGGTCATGGTGTTATTAGTTGCGCCACCGGCTGATGAATACACCAAATCTGGCCAGGTCAATTCGTAGGCATCTGATGTATCGTTAGGCGCTGGTAAAGCGGCTATTTCCGCATCGGTTAGTGTTTTACGGGCATAGTTTGTAAAGTCGGCCTCTGTATTGCCGCCCGCTGTTAGTAGTGCTGATAAAGTGTCATAATCTTCTAACACGGCATCTGCTTCTGCTGCTTTTAGTAGCACAACAACAAAGGCTGAGTTTGCCGGATTGTTTGATTTTACGTTTTTATAAAGCTCGACAATGCGACCTTTAGCGATGTTGAATGTGATGTTTGACATGTTTTTCTACCTTTTTTTAATAAAAAAGCCCCGATTAAGCGGCTCTTTAATGGGTGCAATCATTTGATGATGCTTTTTACTTCAGCGCCTTGGCTTAATGCGTATTTAACCGCTGCTGCGTTACTGTCTAGCTCTACGCCGATATACGCCTTCAAATCATCATTACTGCCCTCGATTATACCGCCGCTTTTAAATTTCTCGCCGCAAACAACACAATCAACTAATACAAGTGCCTTGACTTTTGCTGTAGTTTTACTTTTTTGGCTTGTCATAATATTTCCATTTTTATTATCAATAGAAGGGGTGATTTCTCACCCCTCCATTTAGATAGCTTCTTATTAAGTCGCTGAGTTTTGGTAATACTTAACAGCTGAAGAGTCAGTAAGGTTACCGCCTGCACGCATCCACATTAAGAAACCGACCTGACCTAGTTTTGCGTAAGCCGAATCTGTGAATCTAAACAATGACGCTTGCATAACATCTCGCACGATGTATTTGCTGAAGTCACCGAATAAAATTGATTTCGCACTAGCTGCCATAACTGCAACATCTTGGTTAATAGTTACACTTTCACCAAGAATAGTATCAGCCATTGGACCGCTCAACCCGTCATAACCCGGTAAGAATATAGGGCGGCCTTGTGAGTCTTTAATTTTGCGAATAACTTTTAATGAAGCATCATTCATCATAAAGCCTGTCCCACCTTGACGGCGGTAAGCGGGGTCTACAGAATGAACCAAATCAACTAGGTCATCGTAAATAATGCTTGTTGTTTGACCCGTTGTACCAACCTTACCAGATGACGCACCAGTGACAATACCGCCCGGCTGTGATGTTCCTGTACCGGTTGTCAAGTATTGATTAGTAACACGGCCTAAGCGATCAATTAATCGGCTATTTACGAATGATTCAATATCAATTTGGCTATCTTGTAGTAATTCAAATGGCACAGCAACTACTTTTGAACTGAACTTATAAGCGTCAACAGGCACAGTTCCGAATGTTGGGTCTTGGTCTGTTGCGGTTGTATTTTCGCCGATCAACTCACCAACTTCTGCGGTACCATCTGTTGTTGGGAATGATAATGGATTGCCCATTTCAGTTTGAATGACAGTGGCCACTTCACGAACGCCGCCGTATGCTTTTAATGCTTCAACTAGGGTCTGAGCAACTTCTGATTGAACAGAATAACCGCCCTCGCTGCCTGTACTTGTGCTTAATGTGTTGCGGATAACGCCCCATTCTTCCGCATTAATAGCACTGTCGCCACCACGTAACCATTTGGCATGGATGTCACGAACTGTTTTGTCTTTGGTTTTACCGTTGAAAGTCTCTTCTTGCTTGTCTTTCATATGCTCGTCGGCGACGGTGTCCATGTAATTTTGAACGTTCTTAATGTCGGCGTCTAGCGCGTCTACTTCTTTCAAATATGAATCATATTTTTCTTGGTGCGAGCTTTCCCATTTCTTGTCTTTGTTATCATCAAGCAATGCTTTCATGTTTTGAGCTACTGAACTACGTTGCTCACGAAGGTCTTGGATAGATTTCATAATAATTTCCTTTATGTATAAAAAACCCGTAAAACGGGCTGTTTGAAATGCGCGGCGTGAGCTACGCGGTTAGTGTCACAACTTCTAGTTGCCTATATTGAGCTGATAAATCTTGTTTATCTAACTCTAATTCTTCTTTATTTGCTGGCTCTTGTTTTGGCCCAGCTTCTATTTTCGCCGCTGGTTCTAGCTCTTCAGTTTTTGGGGCGTTATTCTTTGGCGTTAAATCTTCTTTATATGCCGATAAATCCCATTTAATAACGTTTTTAACGCTTGCTTGTGAAACGTTATCGACAAACCCTGCGTCTACAGCTTCTTGGCCAAACCAACTAGTCTCGTCATCCATCCAAGCTACAACCTGAGCACGTTCTTCACCGACTTTAGTCATATACTTATCAACAATAGTGCTGTCTATACGGGCTAAATCATTAGCTACTTTTATAAAGTCGTGCTCATTACCGGCGGCTATCGTCCATGCTTTATGTATCATAAACTCTGCACCGGCTGATATAACTGTTTCATCCGCTGCCATGACTAAGAATGTAGCCGCGCTCGCTGCCATGCCGTCGATATGAACGACTGTTTTACTTGGATGCTCTAATATTGCCTGAGCCATCGCAACACCTGCGAACACATCACCGCCAGGCGATTGCACGCGAATATGTACTGTATCTTCAGTAACTGACCTAAGCTCCCTTACAAAAGATTCAGCGACGACAGAATCTCCCCAATAATCCTCGGTGACAATGGCGCCGTAAACGTAAATAGTAGCCTCATTTCCTTCTTTAACAGCCTTTATTGGCTGGCCTTTGCCCTTATTCTGCGCTAATAGCTTCAGTAGTGGATTCATTTGTTTGCCCCTTGTTGAGTGTTCCGGCTTTTGGCTCGGTTGATAGGTTTTCTAATTTGCGGATTTCCTGCTGTGTTAACCAGCCCGGTTCGCCTGCGCGACCTAACGCTATCCGGTACCCTTCCATTCTCGTCTTATAATCACCACGCTCTAGCCCTGCGGTGTTAAATTCAGCAAAATACTCTCTCGTATTGCCGAATAGCTTTCTATTTAGTTCTTGTTCTATTTTTACCAAGTAACGGCCTAACGTGTATTTAACAAAGCCAATCGACATTTGCTCCACACCTGTTCCCCAGCTTGTATTGTTTTTTGTGTGACCAATCATGTGCGGTGGAACGCCAAATATTCGCGCAATATCCTCAACTTGAAATTCTCGCGTAGTAATCAACTGCGCGTCTTCTGCGTTCATTGTTAGCTCGTGAACTTTTGCACCGCCGGACATTAAAGCGGGTAAATGTGCATTACTTGGCCCTTGATGTCTATCTCCCCACGTCCTGCGTATCATGTCTTGCTGGTCTTCGGTTATTGAACTGGGGAACTCAAGCGCAAAATCCGGTCTAGCACCATTTTTAAAGAACGCGCTACTGAATTGGTCTGCTGCAATGGCTATACCTGCTGCGTTCAACAACACATATTTAATTTGGCTCATGCCATTTTTGCCGTTGAAACCCGGTCCTGGGACATGAATCATGTCGTCTTGTGACACTGTTTCGCGCTTATTATCGCGCTGTAATACGTAAATCAGCCTGCCTTTATCTTCTAATACTTCAACTTCTGACTTTTTATACCATTCGAACCCTATTACATCTCTGCTTACTTTTGATGGCCTGATTATTTTAGCGAATCCGTCACCGTGTAGAAGCAACGAACCGATAAATGACTCCCAAAAGACAGCCGCTGAACATATTGGGCTTGGCTGTCTATTTAATAACCACCAAGCGGGGTGATCTGTTTTTTCACGATCTCCCCCACTGTATTTATATATCGGCAATGGTAATGATGCTATAGCGCCACCGATTAGGGCTACTGACGCATAAACCGCGCTGACTTTCATAGCGCTTTGCTCATTAACTGCCACACCTGCATTCATGCCGCCACTTATAAATGAAGATAGTTCATCTGAATTGATTGATATGGCATTATTAATTTGCTGCTGGTTGTTTACTTTGTCAGCCGCATCTATAAGCTCATTAAGCGCACTATTTTTTTGATTTCCGAAGAATGGTATTTTCATAAAATTATTAGTTCCGCTTTAGGCTCATGATCTTCTGTTGCCATTTTTAACCTCGTGCCTGTTGCCATTAGCCCTGCTACTACGCCGTCCACTCGGCCTGTGGCTTTTGATTTTGTTACTTTTCGGTTGCCTGCTGGGTCGGTATCTACAACGGCATTTGCTGCGCACCAGGTCATGACTGGATTAACGCTGTGTTTGCATTCGTCGTTAAGCAGCACTCGTTCAAATTCATCTAGCGCTGGGGCCATGTCTTTAAACCCTTGGCCGTAGCCCATTAGGGGTATATCGATACCTTCATCTAGCAGCATTTGCTTTAGGTCCTCTATTCGCCATCGGTCGTAGCCGACCATTTTTAGGTCAAACTGCTGTGTTATTTCGGCTAATCGCGCAATGACGAATAATTTACTGATGGCTTTGCCGGGTGTTGTTTCTAAATACCCTGCTTTTTCCCATGCTAGATAATCTACGTTGTCGGCATCTGATTTTGCTTTTAACCCTTCGCTGGGTAACCAGAAGTAGTGTAAATATCGATACACTGGGTCTTGTTCTGTTGGCTCAAATTCCAAAACAAGCGATGTTAAATCTTGGGTTGACGATAAATCTAAGCCGCCATGACATGCGCGGCCTTTTAATAGCTCTGGGTCTATTTCTTCTTGCGCGTTAAACCATACATCTGAGCTTATCCACGGGTTTTCAGCCCCGACCCACTGGCAGAAATTAAGCCGCCGCACTTCTGATTCTGCCGATGGCATACCTCGCGCTTGGTTTACCAGTTCGCGTAAGTATTTATGCGGTATGGTTATGCCGAGGCTTGGGTTGGCTTTAGGCCAGCAAGATTCGTCATTAATTGGGTCGTCATCTTCATCTAACGCGCAGATATAGCTAAAGAACGCGTCGTCTTGTATTTGGCCTGCTGCTACTTTGGCGCCGTAGTCGTGGTAGTCCCAACAGATGGTTGTTTTGTCGTGACCGCTGTTGGTAATCATGAACATGAGGGCTTGCTTGCGCCCTTTTGTTCCGGCACGTAGCATTTTTACGACATTGCCGTTTTTGTGTTCGTGTATCTCATCAAGCAATGATATGTGTGGCCTTGGGCCAGACTGACCTTGATCTGCACTAATGGGCCTAAAGAACGAGCCTTTTTCTAAATAAGCTAGATTCCATACGTTTTGCCCTGCGCCTGATTGCACGATTCGTTTGTGCAGGTCTGGCGACAGATCAACCATTGCCACGGCATCGCGAAACAAGATCATTGCTTGATCTTTTTTTGCGGCGGCTGCGTAAACTTCTGCCCTGTTTTCGTTGTCGGCTATTAGGCCATACATGCCTATGCCAGCGGCTAATGGACTTTTGCCTGATCCTTTTCCTGTTTCAATAAAGGACACTCTAAAGCGGCGATATCCATTTTCATCAATCCATCCAAATAGGCTACCGATTACGAAGCACTGCCAAGGCAATGGCTCATAAGGCACACCTTCAAAATCCCCACCGTTGAGTTTTAAGACATGCTTGAAGAAGCCAATAACGTATTCGGCTAATTCAACATTAAAAAAAAAGCCCCGTTTAGGTGCTTTGATTAGGTCGTCTAAGTGGCGCTTACAGGCATCTCTAACATGCGGACCAGCGATAATGTCACCGTTAACTACGCTTTGTGCGTAATCGGTGACGCTATCAAAAATATCTGCCGGGGCCTGTTTCTTCTTCATTTCCAAACATGTCGCTTTGTGGTGACGCTGTTACTCGTGATCGAGACGATGGCGACATGCCAAATTCACACATGAATTTGTGCATTTGCTCTGATGCGCGATTGCTTATTTGCAATAACACTGAGATTTGTTTGTAGCCTGATTTTGTTGTTTCAACCAGGCCTTCTTCACCCAATTCTTTTAATTTGGCCTCGGTTGTTGACCAACGGGCATACGCTTGGCAATAAGCCGCTAACGCTGCCATATCCATCGCCGTAATTAAGCCAAGTTTTTCAAGCTGAGGTGAAATTCGCTTCCACTCTCTTTTCGCTTGCGGCAATAAATGCGAAGGACATTTTGGAATTTCAATATCCGGCTTAACGTCATCTATTAACTCGTGCGCTGGTTTCTTGCTTCTGTTGCCTGTTGTCAGATGAACAACATTAGGCAATGGCTTTGGTCCTCTTGCTCCCATAAATCACCCGATAAAATATCTACGCAAACGCGCATAAGATTAAAATTTCAATAAAAAGACTTAGCAGCAATTGGATTAGGGCTTAATACCCCCCCCCTCCAAAACTCCCGCCGCCAAAAAAAAACAGTGGGCTGCGGTCACCAATGCGCCAATTCCTAGAGAATTTACCCCCCCCTCCCACTAACAACTACCTATTCCAGTGATGATTTGGGTCAATTGGCGCGCCTTTTACGTCACAACCTAGCTCTTTTCCACTACGTTCAAGCCTTTGCTTCCAGCTATCGTGGCAATGCTTACACAATGACTGCCAATTATTCTTACTATCCCAGAACAACTTCATATCACCCTTATGCGGAACAATATGATCAACAACAGTAGCAGCAACAATCTCACCTCTTTCTTGATGCCGCCGACATAGCGGGTGCTTAGCAAGATAAGCCAGCCTTGCCTTGCGCCATCTGCCGCCGTAAATAACATTAGATGAAGAAGACATGCTCACCCAAACTTATTACGCAAACACTTCTCAATGATATAAATCGCACGGCTTCCCATGTGCCCTGCAATACCAACAAAAGCAGCAGTCAATAGCGGGTCGAACTTTGCCAGCTCACACAAATAAAACGTAAGCACGCCACTAAACGCACTCGTGCATACCTCACCAATCAACTCAGTAATACTAAACCGTGGCGTATGCCCCTCACGTACCTTACGCAAATACCCAACAAAGCCGCCCCAAATACTGATGCCAAGAACCCAAAAATACGTTAGCAATGAATACGTAGTCGGGTCACGCTCAAGCATCATCCAGCCCCAACAGCTTCACCAAATACTTAGCAAACGCGCCAAACGACTCATTCGCAAACGCCGAATGATGCCCCGCATACTCACCAAACAACACCGCAGAATCATGATTCACCACATGCAGCTCATCACCTTCATACCCCACTGCGCCCATATCGCCCCACTCATGGCAGGGAATAAACCTGCTCACAGACACAGGCATATCATCCGCATGATGGAACACATCCACCCTATCAACCTTATCGCCAAACGTAGCATCTGAATCCAGCGCTGGCCTAATCAACACCAGCCGCTCAACCTGTGGGCAACCATCCAACTGTAACGCACGCTGAACAATAGCCGCCGCATTACTGTGCGCAATAACAACACAGCCCTCAGTTAACGAAGCCGCTAACATGCCAGCAATACGCCCATTAAAAAACCTAACACCCATCAACCCCAGCCAGCCATAAGGCCAGATGCGAGCATTAGGCAACAACGGCAACAAGCGCCCCATCGTAGAAGCCCCGCCATCCTTAACATTAAACCCATGCAATAAGAAATAATCCTTGCCACCAGTAGAACGCAAGCACACATCAGAGCAAGCACAATCACCCGCCAAACAATTAAACTGACAAGACGATTGACCCATAAAACACCCAAAAAAAAAGCCCGCTGAAAACAACGGGCATAAAAAAAGCCGCAAAAAGCGACTAGGAGGAGAAAAAGACGGATTAAAACAACGCCTTACAAAGAATTATAGGCATAAAAAAAGCCCCTTCAAAAGGAGCTTTGCGTAATAATCCGTACTATGGGGAAAAATAGTATCAAAGTGCGGACTTAACCGTCAAGCATTAATTTAAAAAAATTAAAAAAGGTTGGAATTAAAATGGTTTCTTTTACTTAATTTTCTAACCAGCGCATGAACCGGGCGCTAAAAGCTGCGCCGGTTATGCGGGTGTTAAGTATTCGCTATCACTTCCACATCAGAAATAACCACCTGCTTGCGTTTCCCATGATCATCCATACATCTAACATCAACGGGGCTAAACGATACAGAAACAGGTATTAACCCTGTCGTCTCATGAAGCTTTTGAAGCGCGACGCGTATCGCCTCCTCCGCTTTCCTTGTCTCTTTACTCAAATCATCACTTAACATATCCCCACCCTATCTTCTTTTTCGTAAAACCCTTCTATTTGTCCGTAATCGATCCATAAGAAAGACGATCGTAGTATTGTAAATAGTGTTTCCATATTACCCCCCTCCCCTAACAAGTAATTCAATTAGAAAAATACCCAAATAATCAATCCGTACACAAATAAATTAAACCCAACAGCCACAAGCATCGAATTAACTGGAATATCTTTTGGGTAGTGCTTTTTATAAAAATACACAAACTGCAAAATAGTAATTAATACCACAACAACAAGCGAAAACACACTCATATCGACTCCAAAAAAATTATTCAAGCCTAACATATCCCCACCCTCTCATCGCTGGACCCAACCCATAACACAGCCGCCACTTCTGCTCGCCATGCGTCGCATACTTGCTGCAAGTGCCAATAGCGATCACTCCATGTCGTGCGCCATGCTTTTTCGTCAATGCCGATCATGTCTGCATATGATCGACCTGTAATGCGTCTATTACCCGACCCATCGCAACGCCTGCACACACCAACCGTAGCACCCGCCATACGCTCACCTGTGCCGTTGCAGCATTTGCAGCGCGGGTCGCCAATGGATTCTGCCAGCGCTAATTCTGCTAGTCTAACTAGCGTTTTCACATCACGCGGCTTCCATTTATGCTTACGTGCTAACCTGCCTGCCTCTACCCACATCACCTTGTTCATTATCCGAACGCGCCTAATTGCCTCTGGGTCATTGGGTAAAAACATTTTGTCTGTATCGCCCGTTGAGCACGCCAGCACTTCGTCCATGGATGGCGCCAGCATGTATTTCAACGCCGCGTAATCAAACGCATGATCGCTCACCTTGCCCAATAAGCACATTAAATCCTCTCGCACCGTCGAGCGTTTACCACCGCCCAGGCGATTAAGATTAGACGTACCCGCACTTAACATGGCCAACCCTGCTAAGCTAGCCATTACGCCACCGCCTTTAATTCAGCATTCACCTTATCCACATACTGCTGATTCACATAACGCCCATCTTTGCTATGCCTTACCCAACCCGCGTTATACGCTGCAATCAAATCGCTTTGCTGAAAAAAGTCTTTATTTTCCAAGCGGCGCTTAAGCGTTAATAAGTGCCATACACCATACCGAACGCCAAGCTCGCCACACAACGCAGGAAACGATCCCTTATAGCCATACTCGCGCGCCACCGCCCCCATTATTTGAATAGGCCCCCAGCTTGTACGCTGCTGTATAAACTCTGTGTGATTACTCGTAACCCCGTTAACGCCCAAAAACCCGTTGGGGCGATACGTTCCATAACAACGCTTAGGTGCGTTAGCAACCACATCCCACAGGTACGCATAGTGCGGCTCGTATCGCGATGCAAACACATCACCACCACTTTCCACAGCAATCAGCGCACGAATAAATGGCCGATTATCTTCCAAAAACCTATCAACCTCTGCCCAATTAACACTCATCACAACCTCCCAACGCCTGCAAGCGCTCATCAATCATCGTTAACACATCCGCTAGATCAGCAATGCCGCCGCTTCTATCTGCTGCAATCAACTTGTGAAACAACTCATCATCCTCACACGCTAGAAAAATATCACTCAGCGGTGCAGAATCATCCCGCAGTACATTAATTTGCCTCGCCACGCTCTCTCGCGCTTCGCCCAAAAAATAATGCTGAACACCCGAACTGCTTGATAATGAACTGCCCATCAGATAAGAAAATGCAATGGCTAAATTCACCGATTCCATTCCATCCATTACGCCATTCGCATCTACTCCGCTATCGTGTACGCCAGTGCTCATGCCTTACCCTCCAACTCAATCAACATGTCAATGCAATGCCTTGCCTTGCGCAAATCATCAATACCACCCTTGTTGGGCCATCGCGTCACATACTTCACAACAGCGCCCTCAATAAACCCAAGCCCATTCGCATGACAATATTCAATTGGCTGTATTTTAAGACCCTTGTAATGCCCACCTGCTACTTGCCTGTCAAGTGCAGAAGTTTTTACCACACTTCCATTTTCTAATTCCACTTTGCTAATCGCCATACCACCCCTCCGTTTATTAAAAAATTAACTCAGTAAATCTTTTAGCCCTTTCAACCGCGCCGACTCTTCATCAAAACTCAATCGCTTGTTAAAACCTGTTTTTTCAACCACCGCCGTTTTAGATTCGCGGAACCTTGGCCGTAACCCCGTAATATGCGCGCCGCTGGTCAGCACCTCACCCTCTCGCACCAACGCACACAGTTTTTTATACTCATGCACAAATCGAGTCACCACGCGCTCATTCGCCACCTTGTCGCGCACCTCACCGCCGCGTTCCGATGGCGCACCACAGCTAAAGCACTGCCACCCAACAGCGCGCTTTGTTCTATCTCGCGCAATAAACACCGCGTCGTGCTCCCAACTCGATTGCAAGCGCCGAACAACACCGCCCTCAATCGCTTCCTCCACAGTGGGCAACCCATATTCGTGATATAACTCAACCATGATCAAATACCTCCTCAACCAGCCGAATAGCCTTTGCCTTACCAAAGGCCGCAATAAAATCTAACCGCCCCTTACCCAACAACGCGCCTTTTGCATCCACCACCGAAAATACTTTTTGAATTCTGCACTGCTTGCAAATCCACAAATCATCACCACAAAAACCCAACACCCGCCAATCGGCGCCAGCCAACCTAGCCAATGTTTTATTTTGTGCATCAGTGTTTGTCATCGCGCCATCAACCCCGCATGTCGATCTGCACACAACTGCCAATGCAAATCCAACAACAACACACCCGCCGTAAATTTTGGCTCTTTCGTCTCACCCCGCGACAAACGGCGCAACGTGTCAGCATCCATATTCACTTTTTTCGCAACGAGGCTTAGCGGCATTACCCGCCGTAAATTCAATGCACATTGCTCCCAGTTAATCATTACAACGCGCCCCGCATAGCAGCCAACGCAGCAACACCTACCGCCTTATCACGCGGCGGCTTGGGCAATGCCACAAACGGCTTATATGCCGCCGTGTTGTGTAGCGCGCCTTGCGAACCCATACACACCTTCCTAAATTCATCCGCGCTCGGTGGCCAACCTTCACGCCACGTATCAAGCCCGTGCTTTACCTGGTCACCAGTCAACCCCGCCAAACGATCACTCCACTCGCTAACTGCCAGCCGCGTTAATTCAGCCGTAGGCATGCACGATGTCCACTTATGCCCATACCTCACCTGAAATTTGCTAAACAACGCGCTCACCCATTTCTCGCTCATCGGCTTCTTTTGCAATTTGCTTGAGCGTGTCGTGGTGGGATTGCGCGGCTGATGTTGTTTTACTAAATTTTCCACTCGCTCCATCTTTCCCTCCCGTTGAATAAAAATCTTTCCAATTTGCATTAATCGCGTTTTCAATAATCTGCATATCACGGCCAAATGCATGATATTTTTCAAGCAACCGAATCTTAATTTCCATCGTCGTAATCAAGCCCATTTTTTTGCGTAATTTTAGGTACGACAGAAACAGCGTTTTCTCATCACGTTTTAAACAAGAAAATCCCTTATGGTTAAATAAGCTTTTAAGTAATGATTCACTTTCTAGTAAAGCCTCTTTACTTTGGCTCCCTAACCCTAGTAAAGCCTCTTTACTTTGGGGGGGTAGTAAAGCCTCTTTACTTTGGCCTGTGGATAACTCAGAATTAACACACTCATACGCCTCAAATTTAGACTTAAAAAACTCATCCAAGTTAGGGTAATTTTTAGCCGGAAAAAGCAAATACATATTCGAACTTCTACCGCCTTTTTTACGCGCACGATTAACACCAAATAAATAATCATTCGCCGCCAACTTTTTCAAAATTTTAGAAACAGTCGGGCGCGATAAACTTGTTTTAACCTGCAAAGTGCTTAACGATGGATAACAAATCCCCTCGTCATTCGCATTATCAGCCAGCGCCAACAACACCAACTTCTCATTGCTCTGCAACTCTTCATCTTTAAAAACGAGCCCCATTAAACCAATGCTCATGCAGCCGCTCCACCCAAACGCTCAACCCTAACCCGAGCAACCGTTCTACTAACCCTTACCGCACGCGGTGGGCGGCGAAGTGGCGCTCTATTATCCAAACCAGGCATTACGCAATTAAAAGACAACACACAAACCACCCCGAATGTCAGCAGCTTAATAATGCCAACCTTCATGGCCTCCGTAATCATATGCGCCGCGTTCCTACTGCCTAATTTCTCAGAAATATGCTTAACATGGCTTTCAACCGTTCGATGGCTAGCAGTTGTACATTCAATAGAACGCGCAATCTCCTTATGCGTTAAACCATCTGCCAACAGCCTTAAAACCGACAGCTCCGTATCTGTTAAGCAGCCCTTTTCAAATACAACCATAGCCATAAAACCTCCTTATCCGTATTTGCACGGATAGATTCAGTAACCGCAACCCCGCACAATAAACCCACGTTAAATAAAAAAGCCCGAACCAACAGGAACGGGCAACACGCCAACCAAGCGAGTGTAAAAATGGAAGAAAACAAAACATCAGCCAGCATCCCCAAACACATCGGGGCGCAAATCAGAGGCAATAACAGCGTCACCCGTTATTTTCTGGATTTTCCGACAATACTTAGCAGGAACACCTCGTTTCTTCCAGTGGAATACAACAGGTGGAGTAACACCTAGCTGTTTAGCTAACATTGCCTGACTGCCAACAATTTCAATTGCTTTATCTAATTTACTCATGTGTTGAATATATACGAAACGTATACAGTAAGTCAACAATACGTATATATATTTGATAACAATTAATAACTATACTTTTTGTATATGGAAAAATTTAGAGAAAGACTAAACCTAGCACTTAAGCAAAAAGGCATCAGCCAAGCAGAATTTGCTAGAAAAATGAGCACCGAACCACAAAACGTAAACCTATGGAAAGTTCGCGGAGGCATCCCCAGAGCACATTTTATAAAAGCCTGTGATGTTTTAGACGTTGACCCAGCTTGGCTCTCAGAAGGAACCAGCAAACCGCCCCATGCTGTTAAAGAAGCCCCAAACACCTACCAAGTGCATTCTAAACCCGTCCCCCTTATCTCAAGTGTCGCCGCAGGCAACTGGAAAGACATTGGCGACAACTACGACCCAAAAGATGAGCAAGATTGGGTTTTAAGCACCGCCACAACCAGCGAAAACGCCTTTGCACTGCGCATACAAGGCGATTCAATGGAACCTGATATAAAAGACAATGAAATTGTTATCGTAGACCCGCTTCGCATCGCAGAACACAACAGCATTGTTATCGTTATCCAAAACGGCAACACCGAAGCAACCTGCAAACAACTAGTGATAGATGGCGGAAAACGCTATCTAAAGCCCATCAATCCACGTTACCCCATCATGGAAATGCAAGCTGATGCCAGGTTATGCGGCGTTGTTGTACAATCATTAAAAACGTGGATATAAAAAACAGCGCTACAATGGATTAAGCTGTTCAAAGTAGCCATTAACCAAACAAGGATGCAACATGTCACTAACAACCTGCAAAGAATGCAACAAAGAAATAAGCAAAAAAGCCACCCAATGCCCATCCTGCGGAGCACCCATAAAGCAACCCATTGGCATCGGTAAAATTATAAAAATACTCCTCGCCATATTCGTCGGGTTCATCGTGTATCAATGCACCAGCATCATCAGCGAGAACGAACAAAAATCAAAAGAAATGGCAACAAAAACGCAATCCATTATAAACAAAGTAACAATAAGCGACTTCTCATGGAAAACCACAGCATTTAACACAGTCATGGAAGCCAACTTCACCATTAACAATACCAATCCCTTCCCCGTTAAAGACATTACAATAAAATGCCAGCACAGCGCAAACAGCGGCACCGTTATAGACTCAAACACGCACACTATCTATGAAATAATCCCTGCCAACACCTCTAAAACATTCAATGATATCAATATGGGCTTTATTCAAAGTCAGGCTAGCAAATCTGCCTGCTGGGTAACATCAGCAAATAAATAATACACGCACAAAACCAATAAATTCTAACCCGCTACGGCGGGTTTTTTATTGTCCGTAAAAAAAACATATACATTTTGTTGACTATACGTATACATTACGTATATATTATCTCCACGTTAAACAAAAAAGAGGCAAAAGGACATGCAAAACAATAACAACAAAAACGTTTTACAAACAGTAGCCGCCATAGCAGCCCTTTGGGCGTTTATCGCACTGGCTGTTGTTAGCTGTATTAACACACCAACCGTAGCTTTTAATGGCAATGGTCAATGCCAATGGGTAGAAAACAAGTACGGGCGCGACCTAACCGCCTGCAACAACCTGCCCAACAAATACAATCGAATCACAGTAGCAACACGCTAACGGAGGATATGATGAAAAAAGCAAACTTTATGGTTAAAGATCAACGCTCAGAAAGCGTTGAAAGAAAAGAACTTCGTAAATTACTACAAATCGGCAACATCATGTCATTAGCGCTCATTAGCGACAAATCAACAGAAGCAAAGCAAGAACTAGCCATGAGCTGGCCAGAACAAGTAGAACGCGCACGCATAGCGGGGTCATTTAAATGAATACATTAACTAGGTATCTAAATCTACAGAACGAGTTAACCCGCTTAGAAGACGAATTAAAACCAGACTCTGACTTTCTTTACTGCGTACATCAAACAATGAACCCTCTTGAGTTCAGTGCATTTTATAAAGGGCAGGACCTCGAAAAAATATCATCTGCCTTATTTAGAATAAAAGAAAACGATGAACTAACCTGCATAGAGCAATCAATCTATAACGATCAGCAGATAAAACAAATGCACACTCATATTATGCAATGGATAAAATCGTGAAAACACTCATCACCATCACCCTACTGTTAATAACCACCACCAGCCACGCACTAGAGCGCGACTATCAACTACCGTGGTGCAAAGCCCACAACGGCGCACCACACAGGCTACCCAACGGCACACAAGTAGACTGCTTAACCGCCACGCACGCAATAGAAGTAGACTTTGCCAGCAAATTCTACGAAGCCATCGGTCAATCACTCTTCTACGCCATGCACACCGGCAAACGCGCAGGCATATTGCTCATAGTAGACCTACCCAAAGACCAGCGATACATCATTCGCCTATACCAAACTATTTGGCGCTACAACCTACCGATTGATGTATTCATTATCAACAAGGAACAACAATGAAAATTGAATTCCTATTCCCCATCGCAATGATCGCCCTAAGCATCGGCGCAGCCATCGTCTACGGCATAAAAGGCGACCGAAACCTAGCTAGCTACTGGCTACTTGCCGCCGGGCTTAACATTGTTGTTACCTTCCAACCATTCAAACATTAAGCCATGACTAAACTAACCTACAACGGCAAACAATATTCATCAGCCAAGGCGATATATCAAGCCAACAAGCCAGCTGCAAGCTTACAGGCGTTCACTAAGCGAGTAGCAAGGCTTAAAAAAAGCGGTCTAACCACCGAACACGCCATAAAAAACGCACTAGCAGGCACTAACCCAGCAACAGAGCAACTAACGTGCAGCGGATGCCACCAAACCAAATCAACTGATTATTTTGAACCGCATCAAACCAGCATAACGGGGTTCAAATCACGCTGCAACGCCTGCGGTTCAGTGAATAAAGCAAACATAAAGCAACAATGGGCCAGCGTATTTGGCTCCAAACCACTTGGCAACATAAACCAACCCATACAGGTGCGATTATGAAACTACCAAAATTCTTATACGAATCCCTACCGCTTATTTACTTATCGCTCGGCAACGCCGCTGCAAAATTGCAATATGGCGGCTTTAGCGCAGCGCTATTCATTACAGCCTGCTTACTCGTACACATAGCTAGATATCAATACCGTCATGCTAAATAACAAACAAACACAAGATTTGGTGCCACTAAAAGTCTGGTGCGCCCAAAACGACAAAAAAGAAACCACCGTGCGCAGCTGGAAAAGCAAAGGCAACATTCGCGAAGGCAAACACATCTTCAAAGACCCCGTTGGCAGCTTATGGATAAGCACCCGCGCGATGGAAGACTGGGTAAAGTCAAACTATAACCAAGCCGCACAACAGCAATCAGTACGCCAAATAAAAATACCAAAAGGCAGAAAACCAAGGCAAACCCTAAAAACATCAAACACATTAAAAGTCGTTTAAGGATTAAAAAATGATGCATCACCTAAAAATACTACCCGCTTTTTTCGAGTCTGCAATCAGGGGTGAAAAGAACTTTGAGATTAGAAATAACGATGATCGCGGCTTCCAAAAAGGCGATACGGTTTACTTAATTGAGCAAGAAAAAGAAACCCCAACAGGACGAGCACAGCTTGTGGAAATTACATACGTGTCAAACTACAACCAACCAAGCAATCAGGTTGTGTTTGGGTTCTCGCTAACTGGGGATGTGATAGAAGAATAACACCAGCCGAGTTTACGAAGTCGGCTTGATAAACCTTGTTATATTTAAAATACTAGAGATGGAATATGAAAGATTGGATTAAAAGAAAACTAGGAATTACAGCTCTTGAAAAAGAAAACGAGATGTTACGAATTGCCCTGAAAAATCATCGTAAATTTGTACAAAACAAGGTTTCAGAGCTGAAAGATTACACCCGTGTTGATGCTGATGTAGGGGTTAGAGGAAACAACACAATAGTGCTAACAGGCGTGTACAGAAAAAATGCATTTGTAAGGTTTTACGACATTGGCGACGGTCAATTTGAACAACTTGTAAACCAAATGAGGAGCATGAAAGACCATTGCTTGATCAGGAATATAGATCATCCACCACAGTTCAAAGGCATGTTTGAAATATAACCCTTGCCATAAACGGCGTAGCGGTAGCGGAGTCCGATTTTTAATGGCGTTGTTAGGCAGCGCCCAACTACGGAGTGATTTATGTACAACTATGAAGATGAAAAGGCAGCCATTTTTACAGAAGAAGGCCAAAAGCAATTTTTAAAAATACGCGACCAAGCAAAGCGGCTTTTAGAAACCTCGGGGGCTGCGAGGTGCCAAG